CCTAACTATGCAGGACAACAAACATTGCCAGGTGGTGATAATTACCGTGAATTTTTGTTTAAGTATGAACCAGGCAAACTTAGAACTGGCGAACCAACATATACCTATGCACATGACTTTGGATTAACAGCATCACAAAGAGCTGGTGGTGTTGTGCACGCACGTGTGTCAGATAGAACAGATGAATTTGGTAGAAGACTGATGTTTGTAGAAGAAATACAATCAGATATGCATCAACCAATACAACGTGCATTAAGAGAAGCTAAAATTACAGGAAGCAAACCTGATCGTTCACAAAGTTATGCATACCGTCAAGATATGCCACCTCCACCAGAGTTGGCAGCAAACAAACAACAATTAGATCTAATAAATCTTAAAATAGAAAATTTATTAGCTACAAATCCTAGATCACCTGCACTACCTAAATTAAGACAAGAACGTGAGAAAATTAGAGTTATTATTGCTGAGTCTATGACCAAAGAAGGTAAACAAGGTGGTGATGTAGCCATGGGTCCTTTTCAAACATCAAAAGAATACATGGAGTTTGTTGCAAAGTATTTAGTGCGTGTAGCAAAAGATGGTGATTATGATGGTGTTGCGTTTTCAACACCTGCAATAAAAAACCGTAATTTATCGCCAGGCGGTAGAGATTACCAAGGTAATATTGCTGCGTATGGTCCTATACTCAATGGTGCTCTAAAAGAAGCATCTAAAAAAACAGGTGCAAATTTGTTAAATACTGTTATAAAGGATGACAGGGGTAGAGTTTTTGGGCAAGTCAAAATGTTAAATCTCAAAGATAATAAAAACGTAGGAAATAGTTTTTCTGCGTATGCGAAGGGTGGAATAGTAAATGGTAGATAAAACAAAAAACCAAATAGATAAAGCTTTAGACGCAGTAGAAAAAGCGTTAGACATAGAACCGTTAGGCGAAGAAATACAATTTGAAAAAAATGTAAGCTTTGATGGTTTTGAAATACAAGAAGATGGAAGTGCAGAGATCGTTGGTGAACAGCCAATAGATCAATCACAAATTCCTTTCGATGCAAATTTAGCAGAATACATTGATGAAGACAGTTTAACCAAGTTTGCTGGAGACTTGGTTGGTGATTTCGAAGGTGATAAAGAGTCACGTAAAGATTGGGAAGATACCTATATCAAAGGGCTCGATATGTTAGGCTTCAAGTATGAAGATCGAACACAACCTTTCGAAGGTGCGTCAGGGGTCGTACATCCCTTATTGGCAGAATCTGTTACACAGTTTCAAGCCCAAGCTTATAAGGAACTCCTCCCCCCAAGCGGCCCCGTTCGCACACAAATAGTTGGTGATACTACACCAATGGTAGAACAACAGGCAGAGCGTGTAAAAGAATATATGAACTATTACATTTTAAATGTAATGGAAGAGTATGATCCTGAAATGGATCAGTTGTTATTCTATTTACCACTATCTGGTTCTGCATTTAAAAAAGTTTATTATGATCAAATACTAAAACGTTGTGTAGCAAAGTTTGTGTCAAGTGAAGATTGTGTAATTAATTATGCAGCTACAGATTTAGAACAAGCTGAAAGAATTACACACGTTGTAAAAATGTCATCAAACGAATTAAGAAAATTACAAGTGTCTGGTTTTTACCGCGATGTGCCAATCACATCTGGATCAGTTAGCACAAGCGATGATGTTACAGATAAGGTAAATGAATTGGATGGTGTTAGTGCTTCTAATGAAGATGATGAACACATGATTTTAGAAATGCACGTTGATGCTGATGTACCAAACTTTGAAGATACGTCTGGTGTAAAATTACCGTACGTTGTTACAATAGATCAATACTCATCTACAATTTTATCTATACGTAGAAACTATGAACCAAACGATCCTAATTTTAAAAAGAAACAATACTTTGTACACTTTAAGTTCCTCCCTGGATTAGGCTTTTATGGATTTGGCTTGATTCACATGTTAGGTGGGTTGTCAAGAACTGCAACAAGTGTTTTGCGACAGTTAATTGATGCAGGTACTCTTGCCAATCTACCAGCAGGATTTAAAGCACGTGGCATGCGTATACGTGATCATGACAATCCTTTACAACCAGGAGAGTTTAGGGACGTTGATGTAACAGGACAATCAATAAAAGAATCTTTGTTACCACTTCCATACAAAGAACCAAGTCAAACATTATTTGCATTACTTGGTTTTGCTGTTGATGCAGGAAAAGCATTTGCTGCAATAGCAGATATGAAAATGGGTGAAGGTAATGAACAGAATCCTGTAGGCACAACTCTTGCACTACTAGAGCGTGGTACAAAAGTTATGAGTGCAATACAAAAGAGATTACACTTTTCACAAAGAAAAGAATTTAAACTATTAGCAAACTCAATCAAAATGTTTACACCACCTGAGTATCCATACCAGGTTATCGGTGGCAACAGAATGATTAAACAAACTGATTTTGATGATCGTGTTGATATTATACCTGTTAGTGATCCAAATATATTTTCTATGTCACAACGTGTTATGTTGGCACAACAACAATTACAGTTAGCATCAGCTGCACCACAAATGCATAATCTACGTGAAGCATACAGACGTATGTATCAAGCAATGGGTGTTGATAACATTGATGCAATATTAAAACCAGATCAAAATCAACCAGCGCCGATGAGTCCTGCTGTAGAAAACGCAATGGCTATGAAAGGTAAACCATTGAAAGTATTTCCACAACAAGATCACTCTGCACATATGAAAGCACATGCTGAATTTATGTTTACAAGAATGGTACAAATCAATCCACCATTGTATTCTATGTTGCAAGCACATATGTCAGAACACGTTGCAGCAATGGCTGGTATGCAAGTTCAACAACAATTTGCAGAGCAAGAACAAAAATTACAAATGGCAATGCAACAAAGTCAAATGAATCCTCAAATGATGCAACAGTTACAAATGCAGGCACAACAAATGGCTAATGAAAAAGCAAATGCTATTGCAAAAATAGAGGCTGAAATTACAACTCAACTTGCACAAGACGAAGAAGCAAGAACTAAGAGAGAGCAACAAGATCCTCTTGTAAAATTAAAACAACAAGAGATAGATCTAAGAGCAGCAGAAGTAATGTCACGTCAACAAGACATGCAAACTAAAACAGTTATGGATGCAGCAAGACTTGACATGGATCGTGATAAGATAGAAGCTGATACTACCATTAAGTTAATGGAAACAGCTGATCGTATTGACGATAGAGCTGCAAAAAATGCTTTGAGTAATTTAAAAGAAAATGTTTCTTTGACCAAAGAAGCGATGAAAAATGAAACAACAGTGAGGGCAAATGGCAGACGAAGTAAGCAAAGTGAAGAAGATCAGTGATTCTATGCAAGAAATTGATGAACTAGCAAAGAGTTTATCTAAAAAATCAGAAGACAAGTTGTTGGTTTGTGCTGCTTTATTAGCTGTTACAAGACAACATTACATTGAAACTTTAGGAGAGGAACATACTTCCTTTATCTTTCAATCTGTTGTAGAGTCCTTCGATTATTTAAACGGTTACGGGGTCGATTTAAACGCTCCTGTAACAATACATTAGGAGGTAATATGAAATTATTGCAAGACCTATGGGCACATTTAAAAGAATGGAGTGATTGGGGCATGAAAGACTGGATTAAAGCTGGTATAGTAGCCGTAATTGTTCTTGTTGTCCTACAGTCAATGATAGGTGGTTGATGAAACCTTTTGTTGACAGACAAAGAAAATATATGGAAGCTCAAAAGGCTGCACGTGATGAGCGTGCAGCTGAAGAGCGTAAATTCATGACAAGCTTCAATCCGAACACAGCGGATAGAAAAGATTTTACAAGATTTAGAGAAAATTTAAAAAAACAAGCAGCAAAAGCTGTCGGTGCAAAATTTAATCCAAGTGGTAGTATTGGCATTATGGGATTAGACAAAGCTGCAGTGTTTGAATCATTATATAGTAAGCCATATCAAAAAATGATGAATATGTACATGCGTACTAATCCAAGAGACTACGAAGAAAATTTTCCTACTTCTTATGCTATACAAAGAGCGATACCGTTTGCAGCAGAAAAAGCAATGGGTGCGCTGACAGGCATACCATTTTTAAGTGAAATGTTACCAAAGAGAACAAATGAATTATTAGGTGATTTAAGTTACTTGGATTACAGACCAAATAGATTGATGACAAAACCAGATAATATTAGTGAAGAATTACTACAAGTTGTAGAAGAAAATAATCCATACGAGGCATATTATAGACAATTCTTTCCAGCAGCTTTACCAGATTATTTCTATCAATTTATGGATGACGAAATGTTACCATATATTTTGGGTATGAGATAATGAGTGCTAAAGACAGATATAGAGCAAGGCAAGGCAAAACTCCAGGTACCACGTATGGATACGCTGGAATGGGAGCAAGTAGTTCGCAAGTAGATCCCACTAATCCTACAATTTCACAATCAATAGACGATAGAAAAACAGCATACGAAAGTATGCAGGATGCAGGAATGTTAACACCTAGTGTCTCTGGTATTAGTCTTTATGATAAATCACCTGTTATTTATGAAACGGGAACCAGTAGTCAAGATATTATAGACACTGATGATCCAGCAGACATTGGTGGTCAACAAGTTGATTTAACTGGAACTAAAGTAGATGGGTTAACACCTTTTTACACTACATACGCTGATGATGCGATTAACACAGGCAACATTACAAATGATGTCTACAGATACGCTATAAGTCAAGGTAAAACAGAAACAGAAGCTCAAGCACTTGTTGATCAAGCAAATGCAGAATTAAATAGGATTGTAAACATAGCTAGAACTTCTGGTGATAGCACATTAGTAGATGACTTTTTTGCTGGCTATAATCCATTTTTTAAAAGCATTTTACCGCAAACCATGTACGGAGAGGGAGTTGGAGTTGGTGGGTATACTGGATCACCTACAAATTATGTAGGACAAGATGAATTAGGAAGATTTTTTGATATAGATGATCCTACGGCTGACATTTTAGCAAATAGAAGTGGATTTGGTGGCGGTGGTGGAGGTATGTCTTTTGGTGGAGGTTCAAGTTACGCAGCCGGTATTGGTTCAGGTTTACTTGGAAGACCCAAACAATTAGGTGATGCAGAAAATATACCTCCACAATTACGTTTACTTCAGTACATGGTTAATGTACATAGGGGTAATCCATATACAAAATTAGCCATGCGCAAAAAAGACGGTGGCTTAGCAACAATAGTAGGAGATTAAAATGTGGCATTTATTAGCAAAGCCATTACTTGGTGTAGTAGCAGACGGAGTTAAAGGTTTCGTAGAAACTAAAAAATTAAATGGCGAAGTCAAGATTGCAAAAATTAAAGCAGAAAAGAAAAAACAAGAAGATATAGCAGCAGGTAAAATAAAATGGGAAGCAGCAGCTGTGGATCAAATGAAAGGAAGCTGGAAAGATGAACTAATTTTAATTTGCCTATTGGCGCCAGCAATTGCAGTCTTTGTGCCTGGTTGGACACCACATATAAAAGCAGGCTTTGAAGCCTTGCATTCTTTACCAGATTATTATAAACATTTATT